TAAAGGACTTAGCAATGAATGGAATGCTACCGACACCGAGGTCGAGAGCGGAAGGGGGGAATTGTTCAAACAACAGAAACAAAGGGAATTTAGAAGATGCAATAGCATCAATGAATTTAACAACTGGCATAACTTCCCAACTGTCTCCCCAATTTGTACTCGAAATGATGGGCTTTCCAACCGACTGGACGGAATTACCTTTTCTAAATGGAGAAACGAATCAATCAAAGCAGGAGGCAATGCAATAGTACCGCAAGTGGTTTATCAAATATTTAAAGCAATCCATATCTTTGAAACCCAAAATCTAAAACCATGAAAGGATTACAACCACAGGCAAAGGATGCTGAAATAGCTATACTTGGAGCGATACTGATCGAATCAAATGCCATCGACAAAGTGACCGAACTACTAACCCCGGATAGCTTTTATGTCACCGCTCACCAAAAGATATTTACATCCATACTTAACCTACAAAAGAAACATCAACCGATTGACCTTGTGACAGTTACCGAAGAACTAAAACAGGCCGGCCACCTCGATGAAATCGGCGGACCATACGAACTTGTAAAGCTCACCAATGCAATCGTATCATCTGCAAACATCGTTAACCATGCCCGGCTCGTTCATGAAAAGTACACCCTCCGAAAGCTAATATCAGTATCTACCGAAATAACCGCCAAAGCTCTCGATCCTGAAACAGACTGCTTCGAACTTATCGACCTTGCCGAAAAGCAGATTATGACCTTATCTAATAACAACACCTCCGATGTTTTACACATTTCCAATGTTTTGGTTAACACTTTACAAAAGATAGATCAATGGAAAGCATCGGGAAGCCATATAACTGGCATCCGATCAGGTTTCTCAGACCTCGACAAAAGTACAAGAGGATGGCAACCAGGTGACCTGATTATAGTGGCGGCGCGCCCATCCGTAGGTAAAACAGCGTTTGCGCTTAATTTGGTGCGAAATGCGGCCCTCAATGGTGCAGGTGTAGGTGTATGGTCACTTGAAATGAAAGCGCCGTATTTAGCCCTTAGAATGCTTGCAGCGCAATCGGATGTTTTTCTGAATAAATTGCAGACCGGCAGCTTGATGGACTTTGAGTACAAAAAGCTAACAGAAGCCGCCAACAACCTGAGCCGGTACAATATATTCTTTGATGACGCTAATGCCGTAAATTTACGATCATTAAAAGCTAAGGCACGTCGGTTAAAAAAGAAACACAACATCGGCCTGATTGTTATTGATTACCTTCAGCTCATGCATGGTGAAAGCAAAAACAACCGGGAACAAGAGATTGCGACCATTAGCCGGGAACTTAAAAACCTTGCACAAGAGCTTGAAATTCCGATCATTGCCCTATCCCAGCTCAGCCGGGATGGTGTAAAAAATAGCACATGGGACGTTCCACCGCCAATATCAGCACTACGGGAATCAGGTGCAATTGAACAGGATGCCGACCTGATCCTTATGCTTTGGGGGGCTAATGATGCCGAGCTGGCAAATGATCAAAGTTATGAAGGTAAGCGGAGGATAAGGATAATGAAGCAGCGGAATGGATCGCTTATGACCTGTGATCTGGACTTTAAAAATGAGATTCAGCTATTTAAAAGTATTGCTGATATACAGAGAGATCAAATAAGTTTTTAACCCATATATTTGTAAACCAAAAAACCAAACAAACCATGAACAAAGATTATCTACAATTCCTACAAAGGAAACAAAAAACCCATGTTAATTCAGGATTTGAAATTTCAGAAGATGCCTTAAATGGTCACTTATTTGACTTTCAAAAGTTTATTGTAAAGCGAGCATTAAAAGCCGGTAAATACGCAATATTTGCAGATTGCGGACTTGGTAAAACTTTAATGCAACTTGAATGGGCAAGACAAGTATTTATAAAAACTCAAAAGCCAGTATTAATATTAGCACCTTTGGCAGTTGCCGGGCAAACAATAAAGGAAGGCGATAAATTTGGCATTAATGTGGAAAAGTATGATGCAATTTCACCGATACAAATATGCAATTATGAACAACTTGAAAATATAGATTGTTCAATATTTGCAGGGATTGTACTTGATGAATCATCTATTCTTAAAAACTTTGAAGGCCAAACAAAGAAATTGATAATAGATTCATTTAAAAATACGCCATATAAGTTAGCTTGTACTGCCACACCATCTCCTAATGATCCTATGGAATTAGGTAATCATTCCGAATTTTTAGATGTTATGAGCCGTAATGAAATGCTTGCAATGTACTTTGTACATGATGGAGGTGAAACTGCTAAATGGAGATTAAAAGGTCATGCAATAAAATTGTTTTATCAGTTTGTTGGATCATGGGCAATTATGCTGAATAAACCTGCTGATATTGGGTTTGCTATGGATGGATATAATCTGCCAACACTTAATCTTATAGAAAAAGAAATTAAAACTAAAAAACGTAATAATGGCCTACTTTTTAATGATGCCATAATATCAGCGACTAACTTTAATCAGGAGCTAAGATTAACAAAGATTGAAAGATTAGATGAGGCCGTTAAAATCGTAAATGAATCAGAAGAAAATTTTATAATTTGGATAAAACAAAATGAGGAAGGTGAATTACTTAAAAGATTAATTCCTGATGCAATAGAAGTTAAGGGATCTGATTCTCCTGAATATAAAGAAAAAATGTTATTAGGATTTGCAAATAACGAATTTAGGGTACTTATTACAAAAACCAAAATAGCGCAATTTGGCCTTAATTATCAAAATTGCCGAAATCAAATATTCGCTTCATTAGATTTTAGCTTTGAAGGATTGTATCAGGCAATCCGTAGATCATATAGATTTGGGCAAAAAAACGAAGTGAATATATTTCTTATAACTACCGATACTATGAAAAATGTAAATGAATCAATTAACCAAAAACAAAAACAATTTGAAATTATGCAAAACGAAATGAGCAATGCTATTAATGAAAATCTTAATGGCAGTAAAATGACAATGGCAAACTACGACATCAATGAAGAATCTAATGAATGGTATAAAATAAAGCGAGGTGATTGCGTTCAATTAATATCTGAATTAGAAGATGAAAGCGTTGGGTTGAGCGTATTTTCACCACCATTTGCTGAACTTTATACTTATAGCAGCCATGTTGAAGATATGGGTAATTCAAAAGATTATAATGAATTTTTAACCCAATTCGGCTATTTAGTAAAAGAATTATATCGCATAATGAAACAAGGCCGTAATGTATGCGTACATTGTATGGATTTACCAATACAAAAAGGCAAGGAAGGATTTATCGGACTTCGTGACTTTTCAGGAATGATTCTTAAAGTTTTTGAAGATGCTGGATTTATTTATGCTTCTCGTGTGACCATTTGGAAAGATCCAGTTGTTGAAATGCAAAGAACAAAAGCTCTTGGATTGCTGCATAAACAAGTTAAAAAAGATTCAACCATGAGCCGTGTAGGTATTCCTGACTATGTATTGATATTCAGAAAGGATGGGGAAAGGACAGATCCTGTAACCAATACTAATTTGAGCGTTGATTTATGGCAAAAGATAGCATCACCTGTATGGATGGATATAAATTATTCAAATACACTGCAAGGATATCGTAATGGCAGAGAAGAAAATGATGAAAAACATATCTGCCCTTTACAATTAGATACCATTGAAAGATTAATTTTACTTTATTCAAATAAGAAAGATGTCGTATTTACTCCGTTTATGGGTATAGGCAGCGAAGTATATCAAGCAGTAAAAATGGAAAGGAAAGGTATTGGATTTGAATTAAAGGAAAGTTATTATGATTTGGCGAAAGCTAATTTAAAAGCAGCCATAAGTGAAAAGGCTCAGGTAAGTTTATTTTAAACTCATTGCCATTTAATTATTATTAACTTTAGTAAGTAATTAGTAATTTAAAGGGGATGGCAGTTGGATAGCCGCTTGGCGTAACCGGGAATGAATACCGGCTCGGGATAACGCCCCTGATTGGTCAGGGAGATGAGGGTTCGAATCCCTCAGCGGCTCAAATAGTAAAATATAAATCAGCTTCGGCTTTGCGCCTTGTAACCAAACCATTCAGCACTTTGCCGCCTGCCTTAGTCCATCTCATAAATTCATCCCGTATTGTCACATCATTAGGATTGGCATTTACTTTTTTCAACAAAGTACTTTTAGCTAAATTGCCGGCACCTACATTAAATGCAAAGGAAGTGAGCGCACCTAACTGATTGTCATTAATGGAAGATTTAACAAGTTTTGACACCTCTGACTCAAATTTAGCCACAATAAAAAATAACAACTTATCCGCTCTATCTAATGTAATCTTATCCCCAATTTGTACTTTGCTACCATTCTCATAGAACGTATTGCCCCATGCTATTGTTGGTACACCCGCCGGGCATATGTATGCCTTCAGCTTTAACCCCTCAAACTTTCGTATTATCGGTATTCCCTTGTTCATAGTCTTTAATGAATTTTAATAGTTTCTTTTGAGCCGCAAATATGACCTTGTAAGCATTCCCCTTTATTACATTCATGTCCTCGATCTCTTGATCATAAGTCCGATATTCAGCATCACATATATCCGCAATGGTAGCCAATAACATACACTCAACCTCGATAATCTGCAACAGCTCATTATCTACCGGTATGAATTCAGTATGTATGTTAGCTTCGTCTGTCATAAGATTTTACCTTTATGAATGCGATAATTACGAACATGAAAGTCTTTGCCGTTGTCCGATAAGTCAACCATTGCAAATCCATGTGACCATTTATTGATGGGCAGATAGGCCGGGTTAAGCTCACAAAGGCATCCGAGTGACCACGTTGTCACAATATCTCCATTCATGTTGCTTTCAGTATGTTCTGAAACGGAATGATTATGACCTTGCATAGCTGATACCTTGCCCCTCAAAAACAATCCACGCGCCACATTCACCGGACTGAATATCGATTGACCGAACTCATGCCCATGTACTATATTTAAATCATTGGCCTTTATTATACGTTTATCGCCTATTAAATCAATCCCGCGTGTATCTAATCCTAAAAGGTGTTTCAGCTCAAATTCTCGCACCCCTAATAGCTCTGGAGCTACGCGCATCAAATAGTGTTCATATCGCTCTTCGTGATTGCCTATCTTAAAATAAATTTTAGCTCCGAACTGACTAATGACATCCAAAAAGTCGCGGGTTGCCTGTAACTCATGCGCCACCGATCTTTTGCGGGGATCTTTTTGGAATCTGCTCAAAGAGTACATATCAATAGTGTCACCATTCAATAAGATCGCGTCCGGCTTTTCAGCTTGTATGAAATCAAGGGCGGCAGACAAAGCATCGACAGAATGGTAAGGAATGTGGATATCACTTAAAACGGCTATTTTTTTGGCTTTAATAACAAACGGCTCATATTTCGTTTCCTCAGATTCGGGCAGTTTCCAAGGGTTTTTTGGTCGTTCTTCTGTCATGTATAAACTTTTATCTTTTATTTCACCGCGTAATTTATTGCCCGACTTACCCTCAATCATTCGCAATGCAGACCTTGCATGATCGACACTGGTAAACGCTTCTTTATTTTCTTTATACATGATTTTTGCAAGCGTTAATGTCGGCATCTCCATCCCGTACTTTGCCCGATATTCATGTGCTATGTCTGTTTTTTTCATGGTTTTATCAGTATAGCAATGACTTTACGGAATGTCCAAAAAAGTAAAGCTATAACTAACCAAAATAACCAATTTCGCTGCCATTTAGCTTTATTCAATTTAGCCGTAAGTTTCTTTGATATTTGTGTCTGCTTATCCAATTTATCATTTAATTCTTTGGTAGCTTTGGCGCAATTATCAATTATTACTTGTTGCTTCGCCGTATTTTCCTGAGTTTTAATAATGACCTTTGTGATCGGCTTGCATGGTATTTTAGTAATTACCTCTTTGATCTTATCAATATGCACCGTATCGCAATTAGCTGAAAGCAGACTATCAATCAGCATGGCCATGTAATTAAATTCAGTTTCATATTGCTGAAGCAAAGCCGTATCGGTTATTGTTATCGTTTCGATTGTTTCCTTTATTGGAAACCTATACGCACATTCATCCGCCGTAGCTTCCGGAAGTTTATCCATCATTTTATGCAACTTATTAGGATTTGCACATGATGCCAAAAAGAACAAAAAGAATATATATTTATTCATATTAAAAGAATGAAAGTATAAACCCTGACATGCCACCAACGATTGTGTAAACCGCATCCCTCCAATCAAATTTACCGTAATCCAAAACGTCTTTTAATTCCTTACCGATGGCAGCGGCCAACACAGCACAAAGAACATAAAGCCAGCAGTATTGTACATTTAAAGCCTTAAATAAAATAAGGGCAGCAAAGCTAACCCACACACCCGCCCAAAAATGCATCTCTTTATCCTTCGGTGTCATGCTTTTTATCTGTTTTAGTAGCTCCGAAATAATACCCGACCACACCGGCCAATGCGCCACCAAAGATGAAGCCGCCGGCAGTTAATACAAGATCATGATTCTGTTCGGGTATCGGCTTTACTTGCAATAGATACAAAAGCAAAAAGCTCCCCACAACGATAATAATAGCAAGTGAATTGCGAATGTCAGTCTTTGTTAGTCTTTTTAACCATTCTGGCATATATTCTGTATTTAAATTGTTTTAAATTATGTATAGCACCCGGCAAATTCTTAATGGCAAAAATTATCTGAGCAATTACCGATATGGTAAATAATACGTCATGCTTCGACAAAAAACCGATAATACTCATTATCGTTAACAACGCATATTCAAACTTAACGCTCATCTCTCAATCGCTTTTTTATTGTGATCCTTATCTATTGTGTTTAATATCCATGCCAAACCTTTACCCATGATACTCAATGTTTTTGTTTCTTCATTCTTTCCCAATACGTGACTAATCGTCACATCTTCATTTCCAAATCGGTATCCGTTTTTCTTTATCAAAGTATC